GATGGTAGCAGAGGGTTGGGGCAGCAGGAATAGCACTCCAAGGATTGCGCTTGGTGAGTGGAAGGAGCGGATTACAATTCAGAAAAGCATTCCGGGAACGGATAAGGCTGGGAATCACCTGCTTTCATGGCAAGATTATTTTACGTGTTCTGCTTATGTCAATAACCTTTCCGGGAAGGAGTATTGGGAGGCAGCACAGGTAAATGCCCAGAAGGAGATTTATTTTCTGATCCGGTATTGCACGGAGACAGCCTGTATGGATACGGAGCATTACCGGATACTGCTCAGGGGACAGATTTACAACATTACGTTTCTGGATAATGTGAAGTATCAGAATAAGATATTGAAACTGCGTGCTTCTCTGGAAAAGAGGTGAACAGGATGTCAGACCGGAGAGTGACGGTGGATCAGATGGCGGATGCCATCATGGAGGGGCTTTTGGAATATGCCGGGCTTGCCACGGATATGATGAAGGATTGTGTGAAAAAAGCTGGCAACACGGTGAAGAAAGAAACACAAGATAATGCTCCGGTGAAATCTGGGAGGTACAAGAAAAGCTGGGCGTTGAAATGTCAAAAGGAGACTGGTACGACATTGGAGATGGTGGTTTACAGCAAGAACCGTTATCAGCTTACGCACCTGCTAGAAAAGGGACATGCAAAGCGGGGAGGTGGCCGGGTGAGAGCGATTCCGCATATCGGTCCGGCAGAAGAGAAAGGCATTCAGGTGTTGGAGGACGGTATCAGAAGGGGGCTTTCTAAATGAATCATGAAGATGTGTTGCAGATGATGGTGGAAATAGGGCTGCCCTTTGCTTACGACCATTTCGTAGAGGGAGAAGCACCGGAACCTCCATTTCTTGCGTTTTTGTATCCGAAGGCTGTCAATTTTGCAGCGGATGGGATTGCCTATTTTAAAGTGAACCAGCTTGATATTGAGCTATATACAGATTTGAAACATCCGGGTTTGGAAGAGAAAATAGAAGCAGTGTTATTAAAGCATGGTATTTTTTATGCCAAGAGTGAAGTCTGGATTGAATCGGAGAAGTTGTATGAAGTGTTGTATGAGATGGAGGTATAAATTGTATGAATAATAAAGTGAAGTTTAATATCTGTAACTGTCATTATGCATTGCAGAAATTATCGGAGGAAGGGGAACTGACCTTTGAAAATCCGGTAGCGATGCCGGGAGCAGTTTCTTTGGCTCTGGATCCGAATGGTGAGCCGGAATCCTTTTATGCAGACGGGATTGAGTATTATATCATTGCCAATAACATGGGCTATGATGGAGATTTGGAACTGGCGTTGATTCCGGAGAGTTTCAGGACCGATGTTCTGAAAGAGGAAGCAGATACTAATGAGGTTCTGGTGGAGAATGCAAATTCAGAAACAGGGGCATTTGCCCTGTTGTTTGAGTTTGACGGAGATATCAGGAAAATACGTCATGTGCTTTATAACTGTTCAGCCAGTCGTCCGAAGATTGAGGGCAAGACCAATGAGGAGAACCGGGAGGTGCAGACAGAATCGCTGACCGTTAAGGCAAGACCGATGGCGGATGGATATGTGAAAGCGAAGACAGGGAACCAGACAACGAAAGAAACTTATGATGGCTGGTATTCGGATGTTTATCTGCCGGTTCCGAAAACAGAGGCAGAATATGAAGAAGGTCAGGGCTAAAGGAGGTTGAAAGGAAATGAGTATCTGTAAGAAGATTGAAATTGATGGAAAGGATGTCTTGTTTAAAGCATCCGCAGCTATTCCCCGGATTTACCGTTTAAAATTCCAGCGGGATATTTATAAAGATTTACAGGTGTTGGAGCAGAGTATTGGGGCAGGAAATGAAGAGCAGTCCAACCTGGATTTGTTCTCACTGGAGATGTTTGAAAATATTGCTTATACGATGGCAAAACATGCAGACCCACAGATTCCCTGTGATGTGGAAGAGTGGTTGGATGGATTTAATACCTTTTCAATTTATCAGGTGCTGCCGCGGTTAATTGAGCTGTGGGGACTAAATGTGAAAACGGATGTGGAGGCTAAAAAAAACTTCGTCCTACAGAGCGTGAAATGACAACACCGTTGTTCCTGCTCCGGTGCATACAACTGGGAATTTCCATGAGAGATATGGGATTGCTGTCGATTGGGCTTATCAATGATATGTATGCAGAGAGCAGGAATGATGAGTATAAATACTGTGAGATTGGGACACAGGCGGATATGGACCGATTTTGATTGATAAGGCAGCCTTTTTCAGTTATGATTGTTAGTGTATAAAGGCTGGCAGTGTCAGCAAAAAATTAAATCCAGGTGATTGTTATGAATAGAGAATTAATAGAAAAATATTTTGAGATTTATTTTTCATATATCATTGATGAAGATATTAAAAAAAATGAAAGGAAAAAAATTCATAATTTGTTAGCAAAACTGAATAATCCAGCGTCTATATATAAAGGGTTTTCCTTTTCTTGTTTGAACGTTTCAGAGCAAGTTAGGTTGTTGCATTTTATTTTGGAAGAAATAGATGAAAGACAAATAATCAGTAATTTGAGTAAAATAGATGCAGATAAAGACTATCGTAATCTTAAAATAGATGATGCAGATGAAAAAGGGCTTATTGAAAGTTTCTTTGATAACGAAATGTCGAATTATGAACCAATTGATATTAATTCTATGCTAATATCGAACAGAAAGGTTATAAGAAGTGAACAAGATATACATTTGGTGTTGGATTACCTAAATTTGGCTAATGAAACAATAATTCAGTTGTTGATGGATGAAATCAATACTTTTTATATGATGGGTTTTCATTTTGAATATCTCACATATATAAAGGAATATATTGATTATATTGTAAATGATATACTGCAGTTGGTAGTTTATAAAGTTATCCGTAATTCTGATATGAATACAGTGGGTATTTTGCAGGAATTATCCAATGAAGTGAGATGTCTTTCAGATAAGTTGGATGTCCAATTAGATAAGAAACGCAAGGAACAGACAAGCGATGATATTTTGACAGCAAGCCAAGTAATGAGATATTTTTCTGCATATTTAAGGCATCGCAGTAAACTAAAAGAAGAAACAGATATTTATAAGGAACTAGAAAAAGAAGCAAAACAATCTCCTGCATTATTTAATCCGATACGGGAAGAGTATACGGCAGCAAAAATATTATTATCAGAAGAAGATATTAAAAAAGCTACTATGATTATTACAGATGGTGAATCAATTTATCGTTATAATGAGAAATTATCTACGGTTCGTGAATTTATAGATATTATGAGAAATTATGGTGGTAGACAATGCTATTCTAATTGTTTACAAGATTTAAAAGTATATTTTAGAGAAATTTATATTAGTAAGGCAATATATAAACGGCAACAAACTCACAAGATAGTAGAAGATTATATTAAAAAAATCAATTCAGCAGTAGAAAATAATGAAGTGCTTCCAGAGTTTGATAAAAAAAGCCAATATATGTTCGTGAGAGAGAAGATAAGCAGAGGGTATTTTAGAGAAAAAGGACTGTTAGCAGATTATTATGAGAAAATAGCGTTTACAAGTGAATTTTATGATCTGCTATTAAAAATATATTGGTTCTGTGATTTTAAAGATGCACTTGAATTTCTTTATGAGATAAATTGTTGTCTTCTAAAAAAAATACAGTCGTTGATTGAGATATGATTTTTTGCAAAACTCATACCCTGACAGTATATGAAGGATATGATATATTTGTGGCAAGAAAAAAATTAATTTATTATCTATAGAAAGGATGAATTTTTATGTCACAAAAAAATTTGAGGGCTATTGGGAAAAATGGAAATCAACTTGGAGGTGGAGCAGCACAATTGAGATACATCAAATTAAGGGGCGGATGGGATGAATACCATAAGGAATTGATTCAGGAAATTGTAGAAAATGTTTATGAGACGGTCTTAGAAAAACAAAGTCGGCCTGTTTTAAAAAAGGTCAAGTGAGCCTGCAATATCTCAAAAACGAGATATTAATATCTATAAAAACCTAAAGATTATGGAAAAGGGCATCGAGGAAGGGGGTGAAGAAGATAAATGCAATTTATTGAAGCTGATGATATATTAAGAAAATACGGCTTGGATAAGGAAGCCAATGAGGAATTTAAGATAAAAACGCTGAAAGACACAGGAAAAATGAATGTTGGATTAAGACTAAGAATCTGTGCAGAACATTTATCGAAAAAAGCAAGGGAATTACGTGAAAAAAGAAAGAGTATTGTTGAA